ATCACCCGTATTATTTGCCCCAAACAGTAAATTACCGCTTGTATCATTAATCTTGATATAGTTGAGTTTATTGAATCCACGATATCCTGTAGTAGCAGTTAGTTCTTGGTCGAGGTCGAAGTCCTCTTTTGCGTTCCCGTCAGCAAAGGAAATTCTACTGTTTTGAAGTTGAGAATTGTCAATACCACCAGCAGCGAAACTAACGTGACCTGCTGCAGATACATCAAAATCTTCTTGTGCAAAGGAAGCAAGACCTTTCTGCGGTGTCGCACTCGCACCAAGATGTCTCCACGATCCTGCATCGCTAGTATCTGAATGAGTAGGTGCTCCAGCTCCTGCTGCAATACCTGCAATGGCTTCGTAAAGTTTTGATGCATTAGTGATTTTATCACCACGGGAATAGGTTGTTCCTGCATTATATGCTGCTGCAACTGTACCTTCTGTAGCAGTAGCAATTGGAATTGTTGCTGCTGCGGTTATTCTACCATAATCATCAATAGAATATTGACCTGCGTTAACAGTTTCTGATCCACCAGAAGATGTTGTACTTGCTGTGTTATAATCACCTGCTGTTACTGCAGTTGTTATAAGAGCAATAGTAGGATTCTGAGTTATACCACCACCATCAGTAATACCAATCTGTCCAGCAGTACCAGTAATAGTTCTGGTTGACATAGCACCACCACTAGTTCTAGCGATAATACCAGTTGTAGTAAGACCAGCAACTGCAACCAAATCTAAATCATATGGTTGAGCAGATGACCCTTCTACAGTTCCGTTAAGATTATAATCTGCAAGAGTTGAGGGGGTTGAAGCATTTGTAATTCTACCTTTAGCATCTACAGTAACTTTAGTATATGTTGCTGATGCTCCAGATGTACCATCATAATGAGGTAATGTTGAAATTAATTGTAGAGATGTATTCAGAGTTAAGTTTGCGGATCCATCAAATACACCAGATCCTTGAATATCATCAGCTAATGAAATTTGTCGTGTAGAAGCAAGTCGAGCAGCAGTCGAAGAATTACCAATTAAAGTTGCTGTAATAGTACCAGCAGCAAAATTACCATCAGCATCTCGTTGCACCAACGTATTTGCTGTATTAGAAATAGACTCAACGGGACGTTCGTACCTCAAAGAGTTCCACGCTGAAACGCCATCTCCAATTTTAAATCGCCCAGTATCTAATTCAATCCCTAATTCACCCTGAGCTAGTGTAGGATTCGAGTTTGCCCATTCCTGAGCACCACCTCTTCTTAATTGTATTCTATTTGCCATTTTATTTTAGGACAACTCTGAGAACATGCTTCCAAGTTATTTATGTCACTAAAAAAGGGGAACTTAGTTCCCCTTGAAAATTATGCAGTTTCAGTTAATCCTGGGGACTCATCGGAAATATCATCACCAGGGATATCTACATTATTCACTTCTGTACCACCTGCTTCTGGTGGATTCTCATTATAATACTCAAGTGCTTCAATAGCACCTTGCAGTTTAAGAGCAACAACTTCGTTGTTCTTCATTTTTTCTGCAAGTTCTTTATTCTCTTCAACCAATTTTTGATATCGTTCTTTAAATTGAACGAGCATGTCAGGTTGTGACACTCTCTCTACTGGGGCTGATGTAGTCATGATACGGTTTTGTTAGCTAACGTTTTTAAAAGGGATTTGATCTCATCCATTTCTGATTTTAACTCAGAAAGGTCAGTTTGTAAAGTATCTAGTTGCGTATCTTTAGCAATAGCAGCCTTATAATTCTTCATAAACTTCTCATACCTTGCAGTATCAGCACATTGGATGGATCCAGAAACGGTGTCTTTTACCCATCCATCCTTATCTTTAATAGGTTGTTTCATTATACAGCAAGTGCAATCGCTCTCATATCCTTAATTATAGGACATAATGCTTGGTTTTGAGATACAAATACTATTTTAACTTGATATTTTGTAAAGTCTAAACCATTTACTTCATACTCATAATCAAAATACCTTTCGAGTTCTGTAGTTGCAGGAATGGTAGCATCATCTGTTGGGAAATACTCAAATCCAAAAGTCTCGATAGCATCTGTAGACCCATTTGGGACCACTCTATATAGAGGTTTGATAAGAGTATTAGGTGGACGGTAACCCGAAAATAGTAGTTTGATTGAAGATGATGGATTTACAAGATCAGCAGTTCTTGTAATATACACAGCATCATGTCCATCACCATATGGTAACTTAGCAACATTCACATCTGTAGGAGAATTAATTCTACTAGAAGTTGTTGTAACAGACATTCTATCAGTATCTAAAACTGGAGATACTGTAGTAGAAGTACTTGTTAAAGTTAAATCCATTCTGAATGATTTCGCACCACTCAATTCTGCTGATTCATTAATTGGTGAACAAATTAATTGTGGATTATTAAAATAATTATCCTCACTTAAAACAACATCATAGAATACACCAGTATTTGAGAATGAATTCTGAGAAAGTGTTGAACCATCATTAATTGATGTACCACTAATAGTATTAACTCTTGCAGTTATATTTGTTTTAGGTAAAAGTAATCTTTCAATCTGTGGTGCAAGAATTTCATATTGAATATTCTGTGTTGCAACAATATCATTACCACCAGATAATATACCTCTAGAAGAAATAGAAGTCGTTGCTAAATCATAAGAATCTAGAGTTGGATCCTGAATATTAGCATGAGTTTTATTGATCTCTGTTAATGGTATACCATCAAGGTTATAACATAGAACAACAGATTCATCTACATGACTTACTGCAGTTGTGCCATCAACACCCCTTTCATGAGCAGTAATTGTTTTTCCATCATTACTAATAGCTGAGTATGATATTCTCTCATCATCAATTTGAATATATCCTACATTAGATGCACTAATTGCCTGTCCATTAATAATCTTATGGAAAGCACTAGCATCATTAACAGCAATACTAGTATCACTATTAGAGATAGCAGATGTTATATAAGTATCTGATACTTCAGATTTAACACCAGTAAGTTTAACATTATTATCAAGATCATGCATACCATGATTACCATGATAAACACGAAGTCTCTTCTGTGCTGTTGTAAATGTTGGAGAAGTTGCGGGGAATGCATCCTGAACTGTAGGAGTACCACCAGAAGTAGCATCACCAGTATAGGTAATAGTAGCAACTGTTGCAGTTACAGATGATTGACCACCAGTAATTGTCTCTGTAGTTGCTGTGAAATTAGTAGAAACATACTTAAGAGTTAAAGTATTAGTTCCTGCATTCCAAGTTATAACTTCAGCAGTTGGAGCAGCAGAAGTATTACCTGTAATTGTTTCACCGACTGTAAAGTCACCAGATGCACCCGAAACAGTCATAGTAGCAAGAGTCTTAGATGATACAACTCTATTAGCAATAACACCACCAGTATTAGAACCAGCAGCCCATGTTCCAGAGATATCATTAACAGTTACTTGTACACCACCAACATTATCAACAATCTTAACGATTGTAGCTTGTGCTAATGTTGTCTTCTGATATAATCTAGCACCAACTGTATAAGGTAATGTCGCTGATTGAGCATTCATTACCAACATTAATTCTGGTTGGAATGTTTGAACAGCATCTGTTTGAAGTTTAATCTCACCATTATTACCTCTTGCAAGAGGAGCATTATTTAATGTTACTTGAGTATTTTGAGTATTATCAAATCTCGCTCTATTAATAACAAACTTCATATCCTCATACTGGTCAGCAGTCCACGTAGTTGCGTTCTGTGACTTGAATAGAACACCAGCATAAGGCTGTTCTGAAATAGTTCTATTACCAGTAATATCAAGTTCACCCATTCTAGAGATCCAAACCTGATAAGAGTTGGAGTCAGAGAATAGAACAAAACAATGTTCAACTGATTGAGGAATATAAACTGGTGCTCTAAATGTAAATCTAGTAGCAACAGCACCTGTTTCAGAAATTGAAACTTGATCAGGAGTTAAAGTATTATCAGAGAAAGGAAGGATTGTAGTTGTAGGATATCCATTCTCCATAGTCCTTATCTGCATAGAGATAGGAATATTTGTATCCTTAGCGTTAAAGTAAACATCAACAGATGTTAGGAATGTACCACCTTCTTCATCAACCAAGAATGATTGTGCAAGTGGATCCCACCAACCAACCTGTCTAGATTCAGTCCTAGTAGAACGGATTGTTCTAGTGTCATTTACAGTATCTTGTACAACATCAGCATTTCTAATTGCAAGAACATTTTCTTGTACTGTATTTAAAGTACCAGCAGCCTTGTATTCTGCCTGTGCAGAAGATGCAACTGCTCCAGGTGTCCTAGAATCATTTTCATTAGTTGTAAATCTTAAAACTCTAGTACCAGTAGCCCAACGAGGATTTGTATCAACATTAGGAGGTGGAATAAAGAGTGATGATTTATATTGACCTAATCTATCAGAAAGAATTCTACGATCTTTGACAACTGCTCTAGCACCAGATGCACCTTGTAAGATTTCACCAACTTGAATATTACCATAGTAATCACCAACTGCCTGTTTAGCAAGTGAATCGGTATCTATATTCAAGAATGCTGTTGTAGATGCATATGATGATGGCATCTCAGTATCATCATATGGATTAAACTTATAATAATCATCTGAAGGAGCAACCTTTAATTTACATCCACTAGTAAGACCTGTTACTGTCTCACCAGAAACGAAAGGTGTAGAGTTAGTTCTACTATCAACTGTAGGATCTTTAATTAATTCAATAATTTTAGGAGTTAAATATGAATCAATTTTTTGCCCATCAAAGAAACCAAAGAAAGAAGTTCTTGGTTTTAAACGGACAACACTTACCTCAACGTTTCTAGATCTAATCCAAGGTATTACAGCACTAGATACGGTTGTATCTCCTTGTGAAATTCTATCAATTCTAGGTACAACTCTAGTTCTTATACCTTCTCTAGTCTGCCTTCTTGTAGTAGTTATTGTTGTGATTCTATCTGTAGCACGACCTCTACCCCAATCAGAACGACGACCAGTATTAACAGTACGACTCGTTCTACTTTCACCAGTCCAGTTAGTTCTCCAAGATCTCCATTGAACAGGACCAAATCCATTAGAATCTGCTCTCAATCTTCTTCTAGTTGCTCTGAAATTACCTTCAATATTCTGAACATTAACAGGTAACCTATTAGTATCAACCCAATCATCAGATGCTGGAGTTAAATCAATACGTCCAATATAAGTGAATACGTTAAATGGGTTTACATTCTCAACTCTAGAAGCATATGGTTGTGTAATTAATGCCTCTTCAACATATGGAAGAGTAATAACAGGACCAGTTTGCTGATAATTACTTGATAATGCAGTATTAATCTCAAGAGAAACGTTAGTTGTATAATGAGATGGACGACATTGACCTGTTGAATAATCTAATGCAGCGTTATAATCTTCTGCATCTACATCAGATTTGGAATGATCTGTAAAATCATCAACAATAAAACCATTCTTAAGACGATTTCTACCAGAAGCATCAGTAATTTCTACGTTAAAAGTATCAGTCTCCAACATATTAAGTGAAGTATAATACTCAACCTGATTTAAACGAGCTTCAATACCACCAATATCTCTCATCGTATATCTACGATTATCAGATCTAGTAATAATTACATCTTCAGCAGGATCAAATCCATATGGAGCATGTCTTAAAGTTGCTAAATGCATTCCATCTTTAAGATCATCTGGTTCTGTTGGTTCTTCTTCTGATTTACCTTTAATAATTTGGAACTCACCATTAGGTAATAAGAATATTTTATCAATTCTTCCAAGATACCAATCAAAGTCAGCTCTGAAACTACTATTAACTTTAGGAATATCAAATAAAGTTGCAGCAGGTGAACCTGTAGTTGGGAACACTCTTGACTTAAAGTCAAATGTAGAGCAGTTTACATATGCTGGAGAAGCAACTGTACCTGTTCCACTAAAGAGATTCTTACATCCTGGACGGAAATCAAGATAATCAGCAAGGAATAGATTATTGAATATTGTAATCTTATCATAATCAACGTTAAGATATGATTGACCACCAAAATAATCTCCAGTTGCAGAATGACTATAATAGTCTAAAACAACTTTAACCTTTCTAACTGGTTGAACAACTCCCTTAATTCTTCTAAGGTAAGAAGTTCCATAAAGGAAATTAGTTTGACCACTTACTAATTCATACCTATCTGTAATAACTTTAGATCCAAGTACAACAGATCCTAAAGAGTCATTAACAATACCTGTAATTGCTGTTCCAGAACTATTAGTACCTTCTAATGTTTCACCAGCAACGAATGTACCGTTTAAATAAACTACAGTTAACTTAAGAGTACTTGAGTTAAAATCAACAACACTTGCTCTTGCTTTAGAAGTCTTACCAGTTACAACTGTACCTGTAGCAAAGAATGTAGGTTCAACAAGAACAACAGAAGGAATTATGGGATCATCGTCATCATTTGATTCGTAAATTGCATGGACCTTATATCCATCAGCAAGACCTAATGAAAGTTCTTGATCTTCAATTCTTGTACCATAAAGACCAGAATAAACTAAACCATAATTTAACTTATCAAGATTCTTAATTGTTTTGTTCATCTTCATGACGAACATTTTCTGTGCAGCTTTTGTCTTTCTTGCAGTAACGTTCTTAGAAATTGTTGCTGTTACTTTAATAGATGTGATATTAGTTAAATTATCAATCTGTAAAGTAGTTCTTTCAGCAGACGTAAAGGTTGTATATCCTAAATTACCAGAGTTTGTAGTATCAATAGGGATTTGATCACCTACAGGATATGTACCATTAGATCCAGCTAAAACAACAAATGTATAATTTGCATTTGATAATGATTCAAATTGCTCATTCTCTGGAAGAGTTATTGAAATTGAGTTAGATGCTACTGTTTGAGCATCAAAAGTTCTTCTAACAACTGATGATTCATCAGAGATGCTCTTAATGTAGTTTTTTGGCATCCTGCTCAATAACTGGGCATTTCTTGAATCAGTTAAAGATGCTCTATAACGAATTAAAGATGTATATGTTCCCGCAACAGGAGCAGCACCACCAGCACCAGGAGTTACTAATACTACTTGTGTAGAATAATTAAAGATTGTACCACTATTAGTTGTCTGTAAAGCAGTAGGATCTACGAAATCAACATCAGCATACTTAGTTTCGTTGAAATAAATTCTATCACCAGGACGTAAGTCTGAAGCAAAATTAGAATTTAAACCAGTAATCTTTTCTGAACCACCAGTTGCATCATAAGTGAATGTAACACCTTGAAGTTGTAATACATCTTCTAAAACAATATCTGCTGTAAATTCAACAGCATTTGTACCTTCATCCTTTGCTAGAATTTGTCTTGTATCTGAATAAACATAAGTATGAAGATAACTTATAGTATCTACGTTTTCACCATCTAATGTTAACATCTCACCAGATTGGAAGCTTCCTTCTACCTGATATAAATTAAGATTTTGAGCTGATGAAATAGCATCAACAAGATAACCTCTTGCACCAGAAGTTGCACCAACAACTACAGATCCAGCAGCAATAGTCTTAGTAGATGCTAATCTAAGAACTGTAAACATCTGAACATCAAAAAGATGTATACGATATTGATCATCTGCATCACCAAAAGTTGTATTAGGGTCACCGATATGCTCCATAGAAGCAACACGAGCATAACCAATTAGATTACCTACACTATCACCAGGAGCTGCTGTAAATCTATCACGTAATTCTATAGTCTGATATGCATTAGCAATAGTAGATCCAGAGACATTAGGGAATCCAAAAACATTATCAATTTTTGAGTAATTACCTAACTCAAATGGAATGATTACGTTCTGAGCAGAATCTGTATCTCTTGGTTTTGGTAGATCAACATATGTTGGAGCAAGAGTTTTAATCCTATATCCTCTTACATATGCAGCACCTGGACCAAATTCGACTGAATAATTTACTTCAGTTGCTGTATTACCACCACTTGTGATTTGTCCTGTTGTGTAAACACCATTATTGAATCCATCACTAAGGTTCTCCCTCATAGTGATTTGGAAATCATTAACAACATAGTCACCAGATTCTTCGTAAGTTCTAAGTGCTAATCCTTTTTCAAGTTCGTCATATGCACTACGATCAACGAGTTTTTCAACTTTATCTCCGTTGATACGTAAGAGTTCGATGAAATCTTTATCAGCGTCATCTGTGAGTAATTTCTTAACTAAGTTTGTAGTTATTCTGAACCTGTGAGAACCAGGAGCAGCATAATTAGATGTTCCTGCAGCGTTATCATTGAGTGATACGTCATCTTCTGGGGTGACAATTGACTCAAGGATTTCAAGTCCGATTCTGTATTGAGGAGTGGTTCCATATTGATCAAGAAGTATATACTGATAAGGTACGTCTACAAAGAATCCTCTAATATAATAAACACCTGATTGCACATAAGCAACAGAACCTGTCTGAATTGCATCTGTTGGTAGTAACTGTGCAAATGGTGAACCAATTTCAATTAGAGTTGTACCAAATGTTATTTCTGCATCAGTAACTAACTGTTCATTATTTGAGAAAGTATTTTGAGTATTTGCAGTACCACCTGTTGCTGTACCAGACTCGATATACTTAACATAAAGAGTAATATATCCTTTGGTGGATTCTGTTTCTGAAATACTATAAAGGACTTTGGCTTTAACACCAGAAGTCAAACCTGTAATAATTTTTCCTGTAAGTTGACTACGATAACTTTCAACATCAGCACCCAAGAAACTCTCTTGGACCATAATCGCATCAACCGTCAGGTCATAACCAACCTGACCAGGAATAACCATAGCACCATCTTTAAATAGGTGCGATCCAACGTTCTCAATCTGATTCTGTTGAATCGATTGCATAGTTGTAAGTTCTCTTGCCTGAATCGGGAAACCAGGACGGAACAGCACTCGATAAAAGTTCTTCTCTTTATCAAAGTCGTCGTAATACGGGGTTACGTTTAAATTAGTATTTTGTGCCATTCGTTTAGAACTCGATTACGATTTTAATGTCTTCTACTTGGTCGTTTGCACGACTAATTGATCTCCTATTATCTATGTAAACAACCTGACCGCTATTTGATTTAATCTCTGGTTTAGCATATCCAGTATTAAATCTCATACCCAAGTCATATTCAGTATTGTTAATAGTTCTAGAAGAAGAGTTTGGAACTGCAGGGAAGTTAACATCTGGAGCACCCGCAGCACCTGAAGTTGCTCCACTTATAACATTAGATCCATCAAATTCATTTTGTGTACCAGTAACTTCAGGGAAGATACCATCAATAGCATTCTGATAATATTTCAAAACCTTTGTGGTAGAGTTCCAAGAAATGACACGACCACGAGCAGTAACGTTAGTACCGCCAACAACTCTTGTTTGTGTTATGATTTCATCAGGAACATAATTTCCTTGGAATGTTGGATTGAATATAACTGCCTTACAAGCAGAAACAGTTAAATCTGCAATCAACTCAGAAGTACCGAATTTAAGTGGGTTTGTAATTAAACCAATACGACGATAGTCGTTATCAACTGGGAAGTCACCTGCACCCTCATCGTATGAGAGTTTGGCATTAATCATTACTCGGAACGCTCCGAGTTCAATAACTGAATCACTTCCATGACCATTAGGAGGAGGAATGATAACATCCACCTGACCACCAGTACCAGTACCAATACCTGTAATATTGTCAACGCTAATCTTACCAAAGGTATAGCCAGTACCACCAGAAGTAACAGTAGCAGAAATAATCTTACCTCCATCAATAACAATAGAGACCCGACCACCAGTACCGTCACCGTTAATAGAAACATTATCATAAGTACCGTTGTTATATCCTGATCCAGCAGCATTAATTACAACTGTATCAACTTCTCCTTCAACAGCATTTGTCTTTACTGCAGCATTAGTAAAGACAGGCATATAATCATTACTAAAGAATTTAAGAACAGATGCAACTGGAATAGTGTACATGTATTTCCATCTATAACCGTCTCCAGTTGTAATGATAGAAGTAGATGTACCAGTTGGTTCAACTGTAGAAGGTTTTCCGTTAGGATCGCTAGGTGAAGTACCGTTATAGATGCACTTATAAACTTGATACTGAGAGTTTACAACGTAAAAGTCAGAGTCATATAGTTTAGTAGCACCAGAAGCAGCAGTCTTACTTGGAGAATAGTCATGTCTATACATGTCGTAGGTAAAACCTAGACCACCAGTAGTTTGTTCTGGGGAAACCCAGTCAATTCTACGACAAACCTGTACGGTATCAGCAGCAAGGACACGCTTAAGCGATACCATGTCATCATAAGAACCCGAAAATTCTGAGAATGAATCAACTGCCTGTGGAGGCGAGTTTTCATTATCCCACGATTGCGGTCTTCCAATGAAAAGATAGACTCTATCGCGAGTGGCACCTGCAGCAGTATCGCTTTGGGTTGCATCGGGACCTTCAAGAGCCTTAATGAATTTTTGTGCTGAAAAAATTCTAAATTGATCAGTTAATAGAGCTGCCATGTCCTAGTGACTATTGTCCTCCTGTTTATTTATGCCTATTTCGAGCGAACAATTGCTTGATACTCGATTCGTTTAATTCTATATGATGCACCACCGTTACCGACGATCCGTTCTCCACCCATAATTGCAGCAGCTTTAGCACCAGCACCCGTAGTATCACCTGCTGCATTAGTAAATGTTACCGTTGGATGAGTGTTATAAGAACCATCAATAGTTTGTGGAATTCCATATCCACCATTAGTAATAGTGATGGAAGCAACTTGGTCTCCAGCAGTTGTTAGATTAACTACACCAGCTGCCTGTATATCACCAGTATTCTCGATAGCAACCGTAGGTGCTGCTGTGTAGTTTGTTCCAGCATCTTGGATTACAAAATCTACAACTGTACTATCGTGAGAGAATTCATAAAGATATCCTCCAATACCTACATTAATATTACCAGTATTAAATGGTGTAACATCTTTAACAGTAAGCACTTGAGTTACTGGATTCCAAGAAACACATGTTCCTCTAACTCCAGATATATCACCAGTACAAATTTCATCTACATTAAAGTTTCCACCATTACCAAAATTAGCATCTAAATGTAGATCAACTAAAGCAGTATGCTCTACACCTTCACTCAATCCACCTGCAGTAGATACAGTTGCATATTTAAATGGAAGACTAGCATCCTTAATATTATCACCAACTTGGAATAAAGTAGTATTCTGTCCACCTAAAGTTTCTTCAATACCATATAAAGAACTATAAATACCACCTTCTAGATTAATCTGGTTTGCGTATTCTGTACCAGTATTTACCAAATCAGGTATTCCATCTCCAACAGGTGGACCTGCAGGTATAATATCTTGGAATGATTTATCCTGTAATGTTGTTATAGGATCTGTTAATGTTGTAATATTACTACCAACTGTATTAAGAACAACATGAGGATCGAAACCTGATGGAGCACTAGCAGCAACACCAGCATCAAACTGAACGATAGCATCTTCAGTAGAAGGAATACCACCATCAATAAATGCTAGTTCATCAATTTCAAATGTAACTAATAATTCTCTAGTTGAAGGATCCCAATCATATACTTTAGCAACTTTATTACTTGCATTTTCAACCTTTCTTATAACTCTGTCACCAACATTAAACTGATAAGTTGAATTACCTTGAGCATCATTTTGTCCTGTGTCAAGAATAATTCTCTGATCATAGTTAAAGTTTACACCTCTTGTTAAACCAGTAAACTTACCTGCTGATTTAGAAGTATATGTAATAGTTTCTGTATTCAGAATAATCTGTCCAGAACCAGGATATGCATCTGTAGAGTCTACAAAAATATCTGAAGCATTAGCAGTAATGTCCTTAACTAAACCAGTAAGATATATGGCAGAAGAATTAAGTGATTGTCTTGCTCTAGTTCTACGCTTAAGATTAACTAATTTTGTGAAAATAACATTTGGTGCAGAAGTATAACCAACACCTTCTTCGGTAACAGTAATTGATGTTATTTTACCCTGTGCTACTGTTGCAACAGCTTTAGCACCAATACCTCCACCACCAGTAATTAAAATATAAGGAGGTTCTTGATAGTATTCACCCTCATCTACAATAGTAATACTACTAACTCCACCAAGAGTATCAATAGTTGCAGCACCTTGAGCACCTTGTCCACCACCACCTTCAAAGATGAGTGTTGGAGGACTAGCATATTCTCTACCTGATGATGTTAAAGATAAACCAGTTACTGTTTGTACAGTAGGACTTCCTGTAGCACCACTACCTTGACCACCTAAAATTCTTGCATCTGCAGGACCAAAATAATTATCCCCAAATTGGGTCATTTTTATATAAGCAACCTGTCCAGGATTATCTGCACTTAAAACAACCTCACCTTCAGCACCTTCTGGGAAATTTGCTATTGGTGTTGGAGGTGTATCTCCTTCAAATAAAGGAACACCATAAAATCTTGGACCAATTACGTATGGATATACAGGAACGCCACTACTATTTTCTGTCATGTAATAAGCATAGGTTCCATTTGGATACTCAGGAGTTACACCAAATTTACCATTATATGCATCAAGCATACCAGCAATACCAACAAATTTCCAATTACTAGTAGTACCGCTTGTATGAACTGGTTCACTACCACCAGAACTAATTGCTGCAGTTGCTTCGTAAATTAACTTAGCAGTATTTCTTACTGTAGCATATTGTGTGTAAGCAGTTGAACTATCCCAAGTAGGAGAATTATCCCAAATATAATCATCTGTTAAATCTCCAAGAACATATCCATCTATAACACATCTAATTCCAAGTCCTGAAGTGGTATAAGCGAAAAGATATAAAGCAGCAGGAGCATCTACAGGAACTGTAAATCTAGTTTGTCTATCATTTGAAGCGTTAAATGAACTTAAATATGTCTGATATGTAACTTCTGAACCACCAATATAATATTTTACACCATTACCAGAATATAACCAAGATGTAATTCCAATTTCATCTGGATTTGGACTAAACCAACCATCTTCTGTGGCAGATATTAAAAGATTTTGACTAGTATTACTTGCATCATCTTGATCGAAAATATATGTTTTTCCTCTTTCTAATTCTAAAAATGCAGGAGTACTACCATTAAATAAGAACTTACCATTAGCAACGGTAACTGCATATGTTACATCAGCTTCAGTAACAACGGGAGGACGAGCACCTGCTAATTCAGCAGCAGTTTTAAATCTATATCCTGATGTTTGTCTAGCAACAGAACCAGCAGAATTATATCCCCAAGGACCATAAATCGGATAACCATCATAAGACATACCAAGAATCTTGGAATGCCCATTAACATGTCTTCCATAATCTATAGTAGCAGGATCGTTAGCATCACTCTGATAATAACCAGTAACATAATAATCATTTGTTGGAGGAGTATTATCAATTGTTGAATCAAAACTAATATATCCTTCATCACCTTCATATCCAGACATATATCTGTGATACTTACAATAATAATAGATCTTATTACTCTCATCCGCATTCATTATGAATAGAGGTTGAAACTCATTTTCATAATCTGTTGATGGTGCAGCACTAGCACCTGTACTATTATAATAAAGAGTACCTTGATTTAATACACCATCTGCAGTTGTACTAAACTGCATAGGATGACCGTTAACATGAGTACCAGATGGTTGATTTGTACTATCTGTTTGATTCCAAATAATTAAATAATTTCTCTGAACCTTAATGTCTTCTGGAGCAAAGTAATATTGTCCAGGAACAAATGGACCAAATTCTGATGAATCTGTACCAAAATCAATATAGAAAACACCATTAGTAAGTAATGTCGGAATAGCACTTACAGTAAAACTAAATCCATTTGATCCTAAAAACTTATCACCCTCAGCAAAACTTCCAGTAGTTTGTCTTAAATAAATCCTTGTAATATTATTGACATTATCCTTAACTATTTTTGCAATTTCTCCTTTACCAGTACCAGATATTTCATCTACAAGTCTACCAACCTCAACATTACCTAATGTCTGATCAACACTAGAAACTTGAAGCATTACATTATCATATTCTACCTTAATATTCCAAGTAAATTGTTTTAAATTACCCCAATCATATACACCATTACGTGATTTCCATTCATTAATAAGTCTACTTGATTGATAGTAATAAGTTCCACTTTCTACTACAGCATCATACGTATTATTACTCTTAACATAGTTATGTTTTACTGTATCAATAGTAAAACCTGGATGAGGGTTACCATCTGATCCCCATTCTGGAGTATGAAGCAAACCACCGTTTGCCATGATACCAATAACTTTGTCTGGTTGATCTACCCTAGTACCAGGATTAGGAACGTCTTTACCGCCTCTGTATATAAATTTCTGATTAAAAGTTCTATCGTTTAAAGGTCCGCCACCAGGAACTCTCTCTGTATCAATAATAGTTGGTTTAGGATCATTATCAGATACTATAGTAAGTCTATCAGTTGTACCTTCAAATGATGTTGTAGTAGGACTATTTGGATGTGTTTGCCAAATTCTTTTAACATCGAATGATGTTATAACATTAGGAGTCTCTTGTTCTGGAACAATAGTTAAACGTAAAGGATCATAACCTTTACCTCTATTCAAAACACGAACATGTACAATCCTACCCGAATCTGTATCGATTATCGGATATAGAAGTGCTTCTTCAACTGGAATTCCACATCCAGTAATGGATAATTTCGGTGGATCAGCAGGATCATACCCACTACCACCATTTGTTACTTCTACCGCACGAACGCCAAATACTTCATCAAAAATTGGTTCAATTACAGCACCAGAGCCAGGAACAGTTCTTGCCATCTATATCAAGTTACTACGTTTATTTGTCCTTGCATCGCAGCATGGAGTGTACATTGATAATAAAGAGTCGTTGGAGCATCCATCGGAACAGTCCAATACAATACGGTAGTACCACTACCACTTTGTCCTGTCGTATAAGGAGTACCAGTCAAACCTTGAGTACTTTGAATTCTAAACGGATGAGCACCACCCTGAATAGTATTATCAAAAGCATAAGTGAACCCTCTATGTACATAAATGGTTGGGTCACTTTGAGGAGAAGAGAATCCAGGACCATTAATAGTATATGAAGAAGATCCATCAGCATTTACTTCCCACCAAGTAATTGGACTACGTACTGGAATCCAATTAGTACCATTATAGAATAATGAATCACCTTGAGTAATACCAGATACATCAGTATCAGTTAATCCAGCAAATGTAGTTACTAAACTACCAGAGAAATTAACTGTTACAGTATCTCCAGAAACTGCTGTAGTAATATTAGTTCCACCAGCAATAGTTAACGTGTCTGATTGACTATCTGCTGTTGTAGATCCTGTATCACCAGCAACTGTGGCAAATAAACTAATAGAAGCAATACCAGAATCATCATCTGCTGGAACCCATTTACTACCAGAGGCACTCCACTTCAAAACTTGATTATTTGTAGGTGCAGCAGTTGTTGTATCAACGTCTGCTAAAAGATCTATTCCTGAATATTGTGTTAAAACTTTTGCTTGTACATCACCAGCACCACCAGCAGTAATATTAATGTTTACATATGGGTTGTCATCACCATCAACTGTAAAGAAATATCCTGTGTATGTTGCAGCAGCAGGAGCAGCAGCAAGAGAAGCAAATTCGTTTTTATATTTTACCTTCGTTGGCATATCAATAGTACCATCAGTACCATTAAATGTGCTAGTTATACTACCATTAGAAATAGTTACATTACCCGTTCCATTCGGTGCAATAACTATATTTCCATTAGAAGATGAAATAATTGAATTGCTATTAACATCAAGTGCTGAAGTTAACGCACTATAATCAGATGGAGCAAAATTTGTTCCATTATATCTTAAAACTTGTCCAGTAGCAGGGTTAGTAACGTTAACAGTTAAAGTTGTACCGTTACCTATGGCAGTATACAATTCAGTAAAATTGTCATTAATTTTATCGCCACCACCCCGCAGGGTATCCCCCGTGTTGTCGTTAGCAGACGTACCTAAATTTAGAGCTTGCTTAGCCATTATTTGCTACAATTTTTAGTTATTTATGGTGTTATGTATGTGGAACTTCTTCTTCGCCATATAGACTTAAATCAGGAGCAGTCCAGTTATCATCTACCACAGTTTCAACTGCAACAGATGGATTTTGATATCCAGTACCAGCGTTACTCATCTCTACACCAGCAACACCAACTAGTGCTCGGATTTGACCTTCAAATCCAGATATAGAGTCAACTCTTACTGTTGGTCTAGTTGTATAACCAGATCCACCAGAGGTTACCTGAACCTTTTCAATAGTTCCACTTGTAATATTTGCTTGTCCTTTAGCATCCTTACCAAAGACTGATCCAAGATAGTCAAATGTAATTAGAGAGTTTGAAGACTCAATAACAGCAACTTCTCTATCTGCAGTCTCACCTTGGATGTCAATAAAGTCACCTGGTTCAACTGGAGGTACAACCTCAGCAGCATCAACGTCTGCCTCAGAACCAACGTAGGAGAATCCAACAAATGTTGATCCAACACGAGGAATCTCAGAGAAGATTATTCTAGAACCAACCAATTCAAAACCAACGCCTGGTTCCTGAATAACACCATTCAGAGAAACGATGATATTATTTTCAGGTCTGATAACAGAGGATTGAACACCTTCTGTTAAAGTTAGTGAGTAGAATACATCATTACGCTTGAGGTT